GAAGTTGATGCAGGCCGAGCGCGTGCGCGACTTTATGAACTACCAGATCACCTCGGTGATGGAGGAGTACACACCGGACTTTGACCAGTTGCTGTTCTATGTTGGCTACGGCGGCTCTGCGTTTAAGAAGGTGTATTACGACGAGGACCGGGACCGCATGGTCAGCAAGCTAATCTTGCCGGACAACTTGTACATCCCTTACAACGGCTCTAGCGTGATGAGCGAGTGCCCTCGTATCACGCACGTGGTGCCGATGTCGGTGAACGATTACCGTAAGGCCGTGTTGCGCGGGCAGTATTTGGACACTGCAGAGGAGCGCAGCACTGCGGACGTAGGCAATAACATCATTCAAAAGGAAACGGACCGCGTAACGAAGATTACGCCCAATGCGGATGATGAGGAAATGGAATTGTTAGAGTTCCAGATTGACTACGACCTGGAGGGTTTTGAGCATACGGATGAGGACGGCGAGCCAACGGGTTTGCGGCTGCCTTACATTATTACGATTGACAGGACCTCGGGTTCTACGGTGGGGGTGCGCCGTAACTGGAGCGAGAGCGACAAGCTGTTTCGCCGCAAGCAGTATTACGTGCACTACATGCTGGTGCAGGGGCTAGGCGCATATGGTCTGGGCTTTTTGCATTTGGTAGGGGGCCTGAGTCAGGCAGCAACTTCCGCGTTGCGCCAGTTGCTGGACGCGGGGACGTTGGTCAACTTGCCTGCAGGCTTTAAAGCCAAGGGCGCGCGCATCATGAACGATGATGTACCGTTGCAGCCGGGTGAGTTTAGGGACATTGATGCGGGCGGCGTAGAGCTGACTCAGACGTTGATGCCGCTGCCGTACAAAGAGCCAAGCCAGACTCTGTTTGCGCTGCTTGGATTTTGCGCCGATGCAGGCCGTCGCTTGGCCAGTGTTACCGACATGCAGGTGGGGGACAGCAATCAAAACGCTGCTGTCGGCACGACGATTGCGCTGCTAGAAAAGGGCGGACAGGTCATGTCGGCCATCCATAAGCGCTTGCATTACTCGCAGCGTATTGAGTTCAATCTGTTGGCCAAGGGGTTTGGCGAGTATTTGCCCGATGAGTATCCGTATGACGTGCCGGGGGAGACGCGCTCAGTCAAGCGCTTAGACTTTGATGATCGCATTGACGTGCTGCCGGTCTCGGACCCCAACATTTTTTCTGTGGCCCAGCGCATTACGATGGCGCAGACGCAGTTGCAGTTGGCGCAGAGCAATCCGCAGATGCACAACATGTATGAGGCGTATCGCCGGATGTATCAGGCCATTGGGGTGCGGGACATTGATGGCATTTTAAATTCTCAGAATGTAGACAAGCCTAAAGACCCTGCCAGTGAGAACTCACAGGCGCTGGACAATTCTCCGCTTAAGGCGTTTGCGGGTCAGCAACACGATGCGCACATCATGAACCACATTTTGTTTGGCTTGTCGCCCATGATGGGCACCATGCCGCAGGTGGCGATAACACTTCAGAAGCATATCTTTGATCACATCCGTCTGAAAGCCGAAGAGACCACGGAAGCGGAGTTGTTTGCGCAATACGGCACTGATCCGGACAGCGTGGTGTCTGCGTTGCAGCGCGAAGCAATAATTGCAATTAAAACGGCGGAGTACTTTCAAGAAACCAAGAAGTTGCAGACAGATTTGCAAGGCCCGCCGCCAGAAGATCCACTGGTCAAGGTCAAAGAGCAGGAGATCCAGGCAAAGGCAGCCAATGATCAAGCCAAAGATGGCAATGAAAAGGCTAAAATTCAGCTAGAGAACCAAAAAGTGCAGAGTAATACGGCTTTTCAACAGGCAAAACTTGCACTTGATGCGCGAAAACAACAGTAACGCTAAGGAAACCGCCATGCAGACTAAAACAACCAAGGTTTTGACGCCAAAACCAGAGCCAAAACTAAAAAAAGGGCCTGTTGTTAGCGGGGCACCTAAGAAAACGTATGTTTATCGTAAGGATGCGTTTAAAAAGGTATTGATTACGTAACAAATATGTGCATAATGCACTCAAACCCACAGACAGGGGTCCTATTTGTCTGCCTCATTGGAGTAATCCATGCTTGAGTTTGCTGAAGAAACGCTAATTGCTATTAAGACTCTTCGTCGCAGGACAGAAGATCTAATTATTAGCGGCGGTGTGAAAGATATGGAGCAGTACAGATTCCTTATGGGACGCCTTGAGGGTTACAAGTTTGTTGAGATGGAAATTCAATTCATTCTTAACAAAGATCAAAACCAATAAGGAGCTTACTGATGGAAATGACTGCGCTGGAGAAAAAGTGGGCAGACGAAGCTGCTGCTCACGTGCCTTCCTTGGACGATGCTTACGACAAAGAGGGTAGCCTCGATGTTAAAAAGATCGAACAGAAGGTAATGGACCGAATCCCCTCCCCTACGGGCTGGCGGATCATCATCTTGCCCTATCGAGGGGCAGAAAAAACCAAAGGTGGCATTGTACTGTCAGACCAAACCCGGTTGCGAGAGCAGTCGGCAACGGTTTGCGGCTATGTGCTGGCTGTTGGCCCACTTGCATATGCCGACGAAAACAAATTTCCGACGGGCGCGTGGTGCAAGAAGGGGGACTGGATTGTTTTTGGTCGATATGCAGGTGCACGCTTGCCGATTGACGAGGGAGAGATCCGGATCATTAATGATGATGAAGTTTTGGCCACAATCCAGAATCCCGAAGATATCGTTCACCTGTAAGGAAAAATATGGCAAATACCCTAAACAACGAGCAGTTGGAATTTAGCCTTGGAGAAGAGGAAGAAGCTGCAACAGTGACGTTTGGCAACGATGCTGACGGCAATCAGCAGCCGGGTAAGTTAGAAATTGAGCCAGTTGAGCCTGAGCAAAGAGAAACACAAGCCCACTCGGATGAGTTGGGGGCGGTCAATGAGGCGGTGCAGAAACGAATTTCTAAACTGACCGCCAAGATGCGCGAGGCAGAGCGCCGCGAGCAAGCTGCCTTTGAGTATGCCAAGGGGATGCAGGCACAGGCTCAAGAGCTCCAGAAAAAGCTGGTGCACACAGATTACAGCCGTCTTAACGAGGCAAGGTCTCGACTAGATACTCAGCAACTGCAGTTGCGCCAGATCATTAAAAAAGCCCGGGAAGAGGGCGATATTGATACCGAAACCGAGGCCAGCCAGCGCTTGTCAGAAATGACTATGGAGCAGCGGCAGGTTTCCGGATGGCTTCAGCAGCAAGAGGAGGCGGTTCGCAACCCTGCTCCTGTACAGCAATATCAACAAGCTGCTCCGCAGCAACAAAGAGCAGCTCCGGACCCCCGTGCCGAGGAGTGGGCTTCTAAGAACTCCTGGTTTGGCCAGGATCGTATGCTTACCTACGCCGCGTGGGGAATCCATCAAGAACTTATTGAGAAGGAGGGTGTTGACCCCACTTCGGATGAGTACTATACTGAATTAGATCAACGGCTTCGGGACGAGTTTCCGAGGAAGTTTGCGGGTGAGCAATCACCTAGTTCCCAAATCAGACAACAGCGTTCCGCGCCTGCTGTTGCCCCTGCTACCCGGAGTTCCGGAATCAATAGTGCGCGCCGAACTGTCCGGTTATCGCCGAGTCAGGTTGCTATGGCAAAGAAGCTGGGTGTACCTCTCGAAGAGTATGCTAAGTACGTAAAGGAATAAACCATGAGCGAAAAAATTACCATCGATAGAGCTAGCCGTTCCGCCGAAACTCGGGACAAAGAGACTCGTCGCAAGCCTTGGCGTCCTCCTTCGCGCTTAGATGCACCACCTGCCCCCGAAGGGTTTAAGTACCGTTGGATTCGCGCTGAAGTCAACGGAAGTCTGGACAACCAAAACGTGTACAGCAAGCTGCGTGAGGGATACGAACTTGTTCGTCTTGAAAATATTCCAGAGGAGTATCGTTCAACGATGCCCACAATGGATGACGGCAAGCATGCTGGCGTTATTTCGGTTGGTGGACTCTTGCTTGCCAAGATCCCCAATGAAACGGTTGAAGAGCGCAATGCTTATTTTCGCCAGAAGGCACAGGACCAGTTGCATGCTGTGGACAATGAGATGNTGCGTGAGAACGCACACTCTTCAATGCGGATCCAATCACCCGAGCGGAGTTCGCGCACAACATTCCGTCAGTCACGAGGCTGATACTTTTAAATTTGTAGGAGATATATATGGCTAATNTNNATAANGCCTTCGGGCTACGTCCTATTGGNAATCTTTCCGCTACTGGTGCTCAGAAGCAGTACGGCTATGAGATTGCTGATAATCAAGCGGGTACGATTTTTCAAGGCGACTTGGTTGTTCTTACAGCGGGATTTATTTCAAGGTTTCTTCCAGCTACACACACTGCTGCGGTAGGCGTGTTTAACGGTTGCAACTACATTGATCCCACTACAGGTAAACCTACGTTCAAGAACTTCTATCCGGGTTCAGTCAACATTACGTCNGGCAAAATTGTTGCCGATGTAATAGATGATCCTAATCAGTTGTTCCTAGTTCAGTGTAATGCAAGTATCGCTGCAACTGATATCGGCAAAAATGCCGATGTTGTTGGTACAGGCGGCAGCACTACTACTGGTATTTCTAGCATGGAGTTGGCTTCAAGCACGTTGGCAACGACAGCAGCATTGAACTTGAAGGTTGTTGGTTTGTACAACGACGTCAACAACGAGTACGGTACTAACGCCGTGGTGGTAGTCAAGATCAACGAACACGTGTACGGNAGTACCGGTGTCGCTGGTCAATAAGGAGATAAATCATGGCAATTACCCGTTCCCAACTTGTTAAAGAACTAGAGCCCGGACTTAACGCTTTATTTGGTATCGAATACAAGCGTTATGAAAACGAGCATGAGCAGATTTTCTCTATTGAAACATCTGACCGTGCTTTTGAAGAAGAGGTCATGTTGACCGGCTTCGGCTCCGCTCCGGTGAAGACCGAGGGTGCAGGCATGGCATACGACACCGCTTTGGAGTCGTTCACTGCTCGCTACACTCACGAAACCATTGCAATGGCGTTTGCTCTGACAGAAGAGGCCGTAGAGGACAACCTTTATGACCGTCTGTCTGTACGCTACACCAAGGCACTGGCGCGTTCCATGTCCAACACTAAGCAAGTAAAAGCTGCTTCTGTGCTGAACAATGGCTTTACTGGTGGTCAGTTTGCTGGCGGCGACGGCGTGGCTTTGATGTCCACTGCCCACCCAACGGCGCTAGGTCCAGACTTCTCTAATCGACCAACGGTTGGTGCTGACTTGAACGAGACCTCTCTCGAGCAAGGCATCATTGACATTGCGTCGTTTACAGATGAACGCGGCCTAAAAGTTGCGCTGACTGCACGTAGGTTGATCGTCCCTAAAGAGCTGCAGTTCACTGCAGAGCGTTTGATGAAGACTGTTCAGCGTACTGCAACGGCAGACAACGACATTAACGCTATCAAGTCAATGGGTCTGATTCCAGAGGGCTACTCTGTCAATCATTACCTGACTGACACTGATGCGTTTTTCTTGCTGACTGACGCACCTAACGGCCTGAAGATGTTCAACCGTTCCCCTATTAAAACCGCTTTTGAAGGCGATTTTGAGACAGGTAACGTCCGCTACAANGCTCGTGAGCGCTACAGTTTNGGCTTTAGTGATCCACGCGGCATCTACGGTTCCCCTGGCGCTTAATAAACGTCTGGAAAACATGAAAAGGGGGCCTTGCGCCCCCTTTTCTTTTGTTGTATATTCACTCTATTCCGGGCTTTCCGGTGTATCAGACAGTCCCGGCTGACGTTCATGCAGACTGATACGCCTAACTTGCATGTAAG